GTATTCCCAAACTCCTGATCAAACTGTAACTGACTTGTATTGGCAATTGTTTGTTGTTTCCATTCATCGTCTCGACCAGGCACATCCCACCAGTCTACACGAAAACTGCTGAACTCATTTATTCCTTGAACAGCACCTTCCCAGATCTTATGGAACTGATTCCCGATACCATTAGCAGTAGAAGTCACAATAACTTTAGTGTCTTTACCTGCAGAGACAACAGGATATGTTGATGTGTAAAATTCGGATGCACGTTCTACGAAAGCAAACTCGTCAAGGTAAAGTAAGTTAACGGACATACCACGAATAGAATTACCGCTAGTAGCAGAAGCAATGATCCTTGAGTTATTTGAAAATTCCAAACTTCTTTTATTGACCGCTTTAGAACCTGGTTGAATAAAGAACGGAATATTCTCCAACATGAGCGTAATGCGCGAGAGCATTTCCCCTGCAGTTTGTCCTTTGTTCGCCAGAATAGCGACCGTTTTTTCTGGGTTGAAGAGTGCGTACCATAATAAGTAGGCACACGCACTAATGCTTTTACCAGATTGTCTACATGCCAAGACGACATTGAACCTATTCTCCTGAAATTGCTGAAACATTTTTCTCTGGTATGGATACAACTTAAAGTTGACTATACCTTCATCCAAGGATATAACCTTGCAATAATGTTCTACGAAGTATACTGGATCAACCATACACTTCTTATATTCTTGTATCAGGTCTGGTGTCCACTGTTCATTGACACCATCCTTTTTTACATTAGGATTCCCTAGATATGTGTTCTTCTGGTTCAACATCAACTACATTATCTTCTCTTAGCATTTTCTGAATATCAGAGGTTGAACCCAGATAGAAATTGTTCTGTTGGTTTTCTACCTGTTGTGGTCTTTCCTCATCATTCAGTTGCTTTTGTTTTTTATTTAAATCTTGAAGTTTATCGTTGACATCCGCAACATTTTTAATTAAACCAGATAATACTTCATAGGCACGAGGATGCTCAGATTCACGAGCAACCTCTATCATGTTCTCAAGTGCGTCTTTTCCCTTCTCTATTAATTCATAGAGAGTGTCACGAGAATAGTCGTAATCATTATTTATTTTATCATCATTCATTTGTCAACGATTAAAACGAACCGCCTCCACCTGCACTGTCTAGAACAGTATTACCTAATGCTAAACGTTTATATGCAGTTCCATCGTACATTGCGAGAGTAGGAGATCCTGCGTCACCATCTGAGACGTAGATCAATTGTCCTGCTACTCCTGCAGGTAACGTTGCAACTGTATAAGTTCTTAACTTTACTGTATCTGCACGTGCTTGTACGTGATCGCTATCTATGATGCTTACAACGTCAGCACTGTCAACCATGTCTCCGACAATGTTTAGAACATCAGCACTATCGACTAGATCTTCAAGTCTTGCTTGGACATAAGCACTATCAACAATTTGGATAACATCAGCACTATCGACTAGATTTCCAAGTCTTGCCTGAACATGCCCACTGTCTATCAGTTGTATTGCTTCTGCAGAGTCTAGGAATTGTAATGTGTCTAACCTAGAGTTTACAAATGTTTGGTCTACTATTCCTGCCAGATGATCTGAGTCAACAAAACTCAAAACATATGCAGAGTCGATGACACTCTTTAAATAAGAGGCACCACCAGTAGAATCTATTCTTGCGTCAAGGTGAGTGAAATTACCATCAAGTTCACTGAACGTAAGTTCACTACCTTTCGTATTTCTTAGTGTAATGGGCATTTATTTCTCCTTACGCACTATCGTCAAATGCCAGATCAATTGCTGTGTTAAATCCAAAATCGCTATCTGGCATACCGATAGCAGTAAGAGGATTTGGTGTTACGGTGATGGTCTCAAGTTGGATATCAGAATCCTGACTTGCTCCATCGTTTTGCTGAAAGACATTTGCGATAGATTTTCTAACAATTTTACCTTCAGTAATAGGTCCATAAAATGTAGTCTTGACTTCAAAAGTTAATGTATATATAATGGTTCTTCGTTGTTCCATAGATGCTTCGAAGTCATCGGAAAACGTCACCCCTTGAATTATGATTGGAATATCCTCTTTGAAGTCTGGATATTCAGAAAAAGGTTTTATGGTCAAGGTGTACTGTGGATTGAACGTAGGAAGTATTTGCTCTACGATCTGCAATGCATCATCTTGACTCTTTGCATATATGTTTAAATCAAAAGTTATCATGTATGGGACAGGTGAATAAAACTTCTGTCTGTCGTTCACGGTTGTGCCAACGGTTTTGAAATTACTAGTCTTGGTCAACTGTCTTGCATAGTCATATGCAAAACTGGTGATCTCGAATGACATCCTAGGTAATTTTATAGATGTCTTCTCATCCGTTTCCAATACAGGTTGTTGGTTTATTCTCTCTAAGAATTTCTTTCTAGGTGCATATGCGAGAGGAACTTTTAATTGATTTAAAATTCCACCAGACGAGG